TACTTAGGTAGAAATGATAGTATCTATCTAACACAAGATGGTGATTTAAAGGTTGTACTTGGAGCTGATTCTATGAATCCAAAGTCAACTTTGGATCCGTCAGTCGGTCTATTACTTGGATCTGTACAACTACCTCCATATTTAAAGAGTGTTTTTGATGCGAAGATAACTTTTGAGGATACTAGACAATATACAATGAGAGATATTGGTAAGATTGAACAAAGACTCTCTAACGTAGAAAATTATACAACACTAAGTTTACTTGAATCTAATACTGTCAATTTAAATGTTTTAGATGAGGATGGTAAAAATAGATTTAAAAATGGTTTTGTAGTAGATAATTTTAGATCTACTAGTGTTGCTGACACTGCGAATTATGATTACACAGCATCTATTGATTTGGATCAAGGTTGTGTACGACCATATCCATATGTAAATAATGTTGGATTTACTTTCAATGATACCAGTAGTACTTCGACAAGAGTTGGTGAATATATAACTATTCCATATACCGAAGTTAAATATGTATCTCAACCACATGCAAGTAGAGTAGAGAATGTAACTCCATTCCAATCTTTCTCGTACATTGGAGACATGACTTTGGCTCCCAAGAAAGATATTTGGTATGATACCGATAGAGAAGTAGTAGAAGGTCAAAGTATTGATCTAACACAGAGTATTAGTACATTATTTGATTTGGTTGTTCCTGGTGGTATTATTTGGGAGGAATGGCAAATGGGTGGTGGTGGATCTGAACGCCGCGGCGGTGGAACATGGTTTACTGATGTCAGAGATGGAACTCAATATGATGTTGGTAATCTTGATGTGGAGTTAGAGTCTGGTGATACTATTAATGATATTATAGATTTAAGATATGCAAGATCTAGAGTTGTTAATGTCTCGGTAAAAGCTTTAAAACAAAGAACAGATCATGGATTGTTTATTGGAACCACTAATGCATCTAAATTTACATATCCAAAAATACTTAGAGATCTGAAAAACGATAACTCAAATAAATTTGTAGTTGGTGAACAGGTTAGATTATATCCAGCACGTGTATATACTCAGGGTGGAGTTGATAGGTGTATTCAACCTGACGTCAATAGTAAGTTTAGATATATTGAAGCGACTGTACAAGATCCAACAAAATTCCTTACTGATCAAGAAATTGCATCTTCTGATTATGGTAGTAGTAGTAATGGATATACATCAAATACAACTATGTTGGTAATTGATGGTATTATGAATTGGGATAATACAGATAGTCAAGTAGTAGAGCTTGGAGATGATTTTATTATAGAAGGTCAAACTTCATTTGCAAGAACTAGAGCAAATGGTAAGAGAACTCAACAGTTAACCTCAACTGGAGGTGGAAATCTAGATGCATTCGTTATTATTCCACCAAATACATTTGAAACTGGAGAGTTGGAATTTAAACTATCCGATGATCCAGATAACTTCCAAGTTAAAAATAAAACAGGTTCCTATGCAACAGGAATCTATTATTCACAGGGAACACAGTTAGACGTAACATCTACAATAACTACATTAGAAGTTCCAGAACTTTCTATATTTAATGTAGAAGAATCTAATCTTAGATTTGTTCCAGATCCACCGCCGCCACCGCCACGAGCTCAACGTCGTGGCGATCCTTTAGCGCAGTCATTCTTAATTGAAGAAACTGGAGGTGTTTTTATTACATCTATAGAATTGTACTTCTTGACTAAAGATGATACATACCCAGTAACTGTAGAATTGAGAACAGTTGAAAATGGAGCTCCAACTAATACAGTTGTTCCTGGATCAGTAGTTACATTACCTGCTTCTAGTATAACAACTTCTAACGATGCATCTTCTGCTACAAAATTCAGTTTCCCAAATCCGTTATATCTTTCTGATGATATTGAATATGCTTTTACTATCAGAAGTAGTTCCACAAAATATAATTTGTGGGTATCTAGAGTTGGTGAGATAGATATTTCTTCTGGAGTTACGATTGATAGACAACCTCATGTTGGTGTTATCTTTAAATCCGCAAATTCATCAACGTGGATTTCTGATCAGTATGAAGATGTTAAATTTGAATTGAATAGAGCAAAATTCAATACTGGAACAACTTATACGGCAGTTTTAAATAACAAAATTATTCCAGCACAAAAACTACAATCAAATGCACTTTATATTGAAGAAGGAACATCTGTAGTTAGAGTCATGCAACCAAATCATGGTATGCATCAAAATGAGAATCGAGTTACTATAACTGGAGTTCAATCAGATACATCTTCTGGACTATTAGGTTCTGATATAACATCATCTACAACTACAATTAATTTGAATGATATTACCAATTCAACATTTACTCCAAATAATGTTGAAGGTTGGAGTAAAATTAATAATATTGCGGTATCTGGGACAAATCTTGGATATATTAAAATCGAAGATGAAGTAATTTCTTATACTGGACTATCTGGAAGTGCATTAACTGGTTGCCTTAGAGGTGCTTTGGGAACTACTGCGACAGTTCATATTGCTGAAACACCAGTACAATGTTTCCAATTAAATGGAATTCCATTAAATCAAATTAATAGTGATGTACAAATAACAAATGTTATTAGTTTAGATGAGTATGAATTTACTGTAAGTCATTCTGCTAACTCAACTAAGAGATGTGGTGGTAATGATATTCGTGCATCTAGAAATATTTCTTATGAATCAATTACTCCAAAAATTTTAACATTAGTTCCACAGGATACTGTATGTCAAGTTAAATTGGGTTCTATATCTGGAACTAGTATTGGAAATACCACTCAAAAATCATTCACCCAAAAAGGATATGAGTCAGTTGAAAACAATGTAGAAAATATATTATCAGATCCTAGAATTGCATTATCACCGATTAACAATACTACATATGCTTCAAGTTCTTCTGGTACGTTAAATACTCTAATTAATTTGTCAACAACAAATGATTATTTAAGTCCAGTAGTTGATTTACAAGGTTCTTCTATTATTACTATTTCAAATAGAATAAACAAAGAAACTGATTCTGAAGGTGATTTGGATCTAACTTCAGAATTACTACCAGCTGGAGGAAAACATTCCTGTTATATTACTAAACAGGTATCATTAGAAAATGAGTCAACATCTATAAAAGTTTTATTTGATGCTATTAGAACTGGAAATAATGACATAAAAGTTTTTGCAAAGGTCAAGGGTGATAGTCAACCTGGATCATTTAATAATATGAATTATATTGAAATTCCTGCAATTTCTTATCCTGCTTCAGATACAGATACTCAGTATAGAGCATTTGATTTTGAACTTAAAAATATCATTGAGTTCCAAGAGTTTAGTATTAAGATAGTAATGATAGGAAATGATCAAAGTAATGTTCCTAAAATTAAAAACCTTAGGGCGATGGCACTGGCAATCTGATGGATAAATTAAAAGTTGAAGGTCATCTAGATCTAATAAGAGATCCAAAGTCTACTGCTGTAATAAACAATAGTAGACAAGATTATGAAGAATATATGAATAATTATAGAATCCGTAAGATGAAAAATAATCGGATGGATTCTATGGAATTTGATATGAAAAACATTAAAAATGAACTAGATGAGATAAAATCTCTCCTGTTAAATTTAACTAATAGATAAATATTAAGGAGATCATATAAATAAAAACAAGTGGTAAACTCCTATGGCGGCTGTTCACAATCTTTATATTGACCAAGGTGCAGATTTTTCTGCAGATATTGGAATCTTCGATGATTTCAATACGGCTTGGGATTTGACTGGATATACCGGCGCGGCTAAAATTAAAAAATCATACTATAGTTCTACATCAACTCCATTTACAGTTTCTGTAAATGCTGCAGGAACTGTAACGTTAGCTTTAACAGCAGTTAATACATCAACTCTCGCAGAGGGAAGATATTTATATGACGTTGTGATTACATCAGCTGCTGGAAGTAAAACCAGAGTCATAGAAGGTTTAGTAACTATAAACCCAGGAGTAACAACGTAAAATGAATACTAAAGTTACAGTATCAAATCAACCCCAAGTAATTAAGGTCACATCTGGGGGAGTTAGTACTCTTTCAAATTTATCTGACGTGAATTTTAATAATGCAACCGATGGCGCTCTTTTGCAATATGATGCAGCAAGTAATACATGGATTGCTGAAAATGTGATTGAAAAATCTGGCCTTCATATAAACGGCGGCAACTTCTAATTTCCCAATAGGTATCAAAAATGGCAACTATTTTAAAGATCAAAAGATCTAGTACTAACCCAACAGCAACACCTGGTGGGCTGGGGCAAGGTGAACTTGCCTATGGTGAAGGTACTAGTACGTATACAGACGCACAGAGTGCTTCAGTAACTTCCCACGGTAAGTTATTTGTTGGTAAAGGAACTGAAACCAATGGAGTTGCAGCTGGTCTTGATATTATTGGTGGTAAATATTTTACCGACCTTTTGGATCATGGACATGGTACAATAACTGCAAACTCTGCAGCAGTTGTTGACTCTGCTAAAAAAGTTGATGAATGGAATGTAGATAATATTACTTTAAATGGAAATACTATTTCCACAACAAACAGTAATGGTGATCTTACAGTAGATACCAATGGTACTGGTGATGTAGTTATTGCTGGTGCTACTACTCTAGGAACAAACACATTTAAAATTACTGATGGTTCAACTGATAGATTTGTAGTTGATTCATTCTCTGGTGCTCTGGATATTACAACCCCAGCACTAAGCACTGCAGATACCGTATTAAACGTTGGAACTACCTGGAATAATGCTGGTGGAACATTCTATGGTATTGATCTTAATGTAATCAATACTGCTTCCGCATCTGCATCAAGACTTCTTAACCTTTCTGTAGGTGGTGCTGATAAGTTTAATGTTGATTTAAATGGTACTGTCAGTTTGACTGGCGACATTAGTTTTGCAAATGCAACTATTTTTGCTATTCAAGATGATACTGCAGATGCATTTACAATCAAAGAAGGTACTAACAAGTACGTAGATATTGATACAACAAATGGTTCTGAGTTAATTACATTTGGAACTGGTAATGTTGATATTGATAATGACCTAAACGTAGATGGTGGAGATTTAACCACTAACCAATCTACATTTAATCTACTAGAAACAAACGCTACTACCGTCAATGCATTTGGTGCTGCTACTGCAATTGACGTAGGTGCTACCACTGGTACGTTTACTCTAAACAACCCAACTTTAGTTGGTACTCAAACAACTCAGAACGTATTTAATACAGTTGCAACCACAGTTAATGCATTCGGTACTGCTTCTACATTAAACATTGGTGCAGCTGCTGGAACAACTACATTACGTTCTGGCACTTTAGTTGGTACTGAAACAACTCAGAACGTATTTAATGCAACTGCAACTACAGTTAATGCATTTAATGCAGCAACTACATTAAACTTTGGTACTTCAGCAAATACACTAAACATTGGTAATGATTCTACTGAAGTTGATTTCGGTGATCTAAGAATTCTTGGATCAACTATCTATAGTGATAACTCTAACGCTCAAACCATTACCATTGACCCATTCCCAGCAGGTGGTGATGCTGGTGGTAACGTTGTTGTTCGTGGTAACCTCCAAGTTGCTGGTACTACAACAACGGTCAACTCCACTCAGATGACCATTAATGATCCTGTCTTTACCTTGGGAGATAGTATTAGTGAGAAGACTGTTACTGCTGCTGCAAACAGTGGTCAAGCAAATGTTGTTCTTGACAGTGTAGATGGACTAAACTCGGGTGATGTTGTTTCTGGAAATGCAGCAGTTCCTAATGGAACTACTATTAGTTCTATCAACACTGGAACTAAGACTATTACTCTTAGTGCAAACCTATCCAGTGGTCTTGCAGCAAGTGCAAACGAAGATATTGTAACACTAACGTTTACACAAGGTGCTGACGATAACCAAGACCGTGGTATTGAATTTAAGTACTACAACGGTGGACTTAAGACAGGTTTCTTTGGATATGATGAGTCTGGAACTTCTGAAGGTGGATCAACAACCTATTACTTTACATATATCCCAGACGCAACAAATACCTCACAAGTATTTACTGGTACTGTTGGTAAAGCATACTTCGATACTGTAAAACTAGATATTGGTAACGATAAAGGTGTTCCATTCTTTGATCAGTATAAGAGACTAACTACAACTGCTACTCCAGGTTCTGCTGATATTACCACATCAGATAAAATTCTGACTACCGATGGTGCGACTGGTGTTCCTGTGTGGACTACTACTTTGGATGGTGGTACATATTGATAAATAATTAAAATTATGAGGTAATTATGTCTCCTGAAGAAGCGAACAATTTAATGCAAGTAATGAACAATAGAATTAATCAATTAACACAACAGAACATGATTCTTGAATCTCGTGTAATGACATTAACCGCCGCAATTGAGAGTATGAAACAAAATGAGTCTGATGACGGTGGAAATTATGATGAGAAACCACCAGTAAAGCAAAATAATGGCAAAACCAAGTAGTAGAACTGAACTAAAGGAGTATTCTCTCCGTAAATTAGGTAAACCAGTTATTGAAATAAACGTCGATGATGATCAAGTAGAAGATCTTATTGATGATACTATTCAACTTTTCAATGAAAGGGTTTATGATGGAGTCGAGCGAGTATATTTAAAATACAAAATTACTCAAGACGACCTTGATAATGGTAAGGATAGGAATACAACTACTCAAAAAACCGACACCAATGCTGGCGCAACTCCTGCTTCTAGAACTTTAGATTTTGATGAAGGTAGAGGATATTTTACTGTACCAGACCATATTATTGGTATACAAGGTGTACTACCAATGGCTAGTACCTATGTTAATAATATGTTTGGTTTTAGATACCAATTTTTCTTAAATGATTTTTATAATTTCTATGCATATGATATTCTAAATCTAGAAATGACAATGCAATATTTGTCAACGATGGAGTTTTTATTAGAAGGTCAAAAACCAATTAGATACAATAAAACACAGAATAGATTATATTTGGATGTAGATTGGAATAGAGTTGCTGTAAATGACTTTATATTGATTGATTGCTATAGAGCGCTCGATCCGACTACGTTTACTAAGATATATAATGAGAGATTTGTAAAAGAATACTTGACTTCTTTAATTAAAAAACAATGGGGTCAAAATTTAATTAAATTTTCTGGTATTAAAATGCCGGGTGGAGTTGAATTTAATGGAAGACAAATCTATGATGATGCACTTGCTGAACTAGAAAAACTGGAAAGTAAGATGATGACCACATACGAACTTCCACCTCTTGACTTCGTAGGATGATATGGCAAAAAACGTTTACTTCTCTGCTGGCACCAGATCAGAACAAAGACTTTACGAAGATTTAATTATAGAATCTTTGAAGATTTATGGTCACAACGTTTATTATTTACCAAGAGAAATTGTAAAGGAGGATGACCTTTTTACAGAAGATGTTCTTTCCAAATTTGATGAAAATTATATGATAGAGATGTATATCTCTAACTATGAAGGGTTTGAGGGAGATGGATCTTTATTGACAAAGTTTGGTGTAAGGATTGCTGATGAAGCAACATTTATAATTTCTAAACGAAGGTGGGAAGATTTAATTTCATCTTCAAATAATTTAGTATCAGCTTTCAGACCTAATGAAGGTGATGTAATTTATTTACCACTAACAGATCAATTGTTCCAAATTAAATTTGTGGAACATGAAAAACCATTCAGACAATTAGATGGAATTCAGACATATGGTTTAATTGCTGAACTGATGGAATTCTCTAATGAGAGATTAGAGACTGGTATTGCAGAGATCGATAATATCGCAAGAATTACTGGTTATACTACAACATTCAAAATTACTGATGGTATTGCAGATTACGCTGTTACCGCTGGTGGTAATGGTTATGGTTCTGGGACATCAGTCATTATAGGTGGAACTGGTTCTGGGTCATCTGCTACAGTAAGCATTACAAGTGGTGTTGTAACTTCTGTAAATGTTAAAGAACCAGGCCTAGGATACACAACAGCACCGCCGGTTACTGTAGTTGGAACTGGATCGGGTGCTGCAGTTACTTCTATAATTTCTGCGAAAGGTAATTTTAAAACTGGGGAAACTGTCAAATCACAAGCAAATACTGCGAAGGCAATCTCTGTACTAACATTAGATGCAGTTTCATCAATAAAATTATATAACAATGGTGCTAAATATACTTCAGCACCAACAGTTACTATTAGTGGTGGTGGTGGAACCGGAGCAACTGCAGTTACAACTATAAATTCTATAGGACAAGTTTCTGGTATCACAATTACAGCTAATGGTTCTGGATATACTTCAACTCCAACTGTTACTATACAAGCTTCACCAAATGAAGCGACTGCTAAAGTAGTCAGATTTGATACTACAAACAAAGAATTGGAGGTAACTGATATTGTCGGTACATTCACTGATAACGATACACTAATAGGTTTAACTAGTGGAGCTGAATGGACGATAAATACGTTTAGTACTATTGAAAATGAAAACGATCCTGAAGCAGAGAATGACTTCTTTGAATCTGAGGGTGATAATATTGTAGATTGGTCTGAAGGTAATCCTTTCGGGGAATATGGTAATCAAGGAGTCTTTTAATGTTAGGAACACATTTTTATCACGAAATTATACGTAAAACAATTGTGGGGTTTGGTACTCTGTTCAATAACATTGAACTTAGGAGAACTGATAGTTCTGGTAATGTTGTCCAGACTCAGAAAATTCCACTCTCATATGGACCAAGAGAAAAATTTCTTGCAAGAATTGAAGCTGAACCAAGCCTAGATGGTCGTTCTGAGACTCAAATTACTTTACCTAGAATTGCATTTGAAATGCAGGGTATTACATATGATCCATCCAGGAAATTGGGACCAATACAAATTTGTACTTCCCCTAAAACTGATACAACCGACGCAGTATATAAACAGTATTCTCCAGTACCATATAATTTAGATTTTGAATTAAACATTATCAGTAAAAATAATAATGATTCTGTTCAAATTTTAGAACAAATTTTGCCATATTTTCAACCTATGTTTAATATCAGTATTAAACTAGTAGAGTTGACGAAAGAAACTAAAGACATACCGATTATTTTAAATAATGTGAGTATGCAAGATGATTATGAAGGTGATTTTAGAACAAGAAGATCACTAATTCATACACTCACATTTACCGCTAAAACTTACTTATACGGTCCTGTTGCTACAACAGATATTATCAGAACTGTTAATGTTGATATTGGTGCTGCGATCAATGCTGGTGCTAGATATGTGAAATATAGTGCTACACCAAAAGCAACCGAAGATTATAATAATGATGGTACTGCAATTACTTCTATTAATATTAATAGTAATACATTTACATTAGCAAATCATGGATATATAACAAGTGACTTTGTAACATTGAAAGTTGGATCTGGTGGATCTGCAGCAGGTGGACTAGTTGATGGAAACGAATATTACATCATTAAAATTGACAATGATAACTTTAGAGTTTCTGGAACAAAATATAATGCTACCCGTGGTTATGCTTTAGATATAACTTCTACTGGGGTTGGATCCCAATCATTCTCTGTCGTCAATACACTTGATGATGCGTTTGTTGAACCAGATGATAACTTCGGATTTAATGAAACTTGGACTGATTATTGATATGTCTGATACTTTTGAAAATTTAGATAAGTCTTTTAATATTAAATCTGCGATAGAAAAATCAGAAGAGATTGTTGTTGATATCAAAAAAACAAAAACCGATAAGGATATCGATAGTGATTATGAGTATACTAGAGGACATCTTTATAACCTCATAGAGAAGGGTCAAGAAGCTATTAATGGTATTTTAGACGTAGCACAGAATTCGGATCATCCTAGAGCGTATGAGGTAGCAGGCAACCTCATTAAAAATGTCGCTGATATATCCGATAAACTAGTAGATTTGCAGAAGAAAATGAAAGACCTGGATGAACAAAAGAAAGGTCCAACAACTGTGACAAACAACGCAATGTTCGTAGGTAGTACAGCAGATCTACAAAAGATGATCAAACAGATGGGAAATGATAAATAGTTAATACCTAAATCACTAACTTGCATTCTCTTCAACAGCAGGGAGGTTTAGGAGAAGTATTTTAAAACGTAAATGGATAAGATCCAATCAGAACTTAAAGAGGTTCAAAAGAAACTAGATGATATTGAAAAGAAACATGAGATGATGAAAAAGTTATATGAGATGGAAAGGGATAAACAGATAAAGATAGGTAAAAGGCCTGCAACGTATGAAATGATGTAAACTAAATAATTAAAGTTAGAATAATTTGATGTGACTGATAGCGTATATCTTGGTAATCCCAATTTAAAGAAAGCAAATATTTCTATAGAATTTACTCCCGACCAAGTTCAGGAGTTTATTAAGTGTAAGGGAGATCCTGTATATTTTGCTAGAAATTATATTAAAATTGTTTCATTGGATGAAGGTCTAGTACCTTTTGATCTGTATGATTTCCAAGAGGAAATGGTACGTTGTTTTCATAAGAATAGGTTTAATATTGCGAAACTACCTCGACAAACTGGTAAGTCTACTACTGTTATTTCTTACTTGCTTCATTATATCATATTTAATGACAATGTAAATATCGGTATTCTTGCTAACAAAGCAACAACGTCAAGAGAACTATTATCTCGTTTGCAGTTAGCATATGAAAATTTACCGCGATGGATGCAACATGGCATCCTTGCATGGAACAAAGGTAATGTAGAATTAGAGAACGGATCTAAGATCCTTGCAGCATCAACTTCTAGTTCTGCTGTCCGAGGTATGTCATTTAACATCATCTTTCTAGATGAATTTGCATTCGTTCCAAATCATATTGCAGAACAGTTTTTCTCGTCTGTATATCCTACGATTTCTTCTGGTAAGTCTACTAAGGTTATTATCATCTCCACCCCTAACGGGATGAACATGTTCTACAAACTCTGGCATGACGCTGAGAGGGGTAAGAACGAATATACGACTACAGAAGTACATTGGTCTCAAGTACCTGGTAGAGACGCTTCCTGGAAGGAGCAGACGATTGCTAATACTTCCCAACGACAGTTCACTCAAGAATTTGAGTGTGAGTTCTTAGGATCTGTTGATACTCTTATCGCTCCATCTAAACTCAGAACAATGGTCTATGAGGATCCATTGGAACGAAAAAATGGTTTGGATGTATATCAATTACCAATAACAGATCATGAGTATGTAATGACGGTTGATGTATCTAGAGGTGTTAGTAATGACTACTCAGCATTTGTAGTAGTGGATATTACAACTATTCCATATAAGGTAGTTGCAAAATATAAAAACAACAATATTAAACCATTGTTATTTCCCAATATTATACATCCAGTGGCGATAAGTTATAACCACGCATTTGTTTTATGTGAAGTAAATGACATTGGTGGTCAAGTTGCAGACATTATGCAATTCGATCTTGAATATGACAATCTTCTAATGTGTGCGATGAGAGGACGTGCTGGCCAAATTGTAGGTCAAGGATTCTCTCATAAGTCGCAGTTAGGTATTAAGATGACATCTACTGTCAAAAAGACTGGATGTTCAAACCTTAAAGCACTTATTGAAGATGATAAATTATTAATCAGTGATTATGAAATTATTGCTGAGATGACAACTTTTATTCAGAAGAAACAATCATTTGAAGCAGAAGAAGGATGTAATGATGATCTTGCTATGTGTCTGGTTATTTTTGCGTGGTTATCTGTACAAGACTATTTTAGAGAACTTACTTCCGATGATATTAGAAAAAGAATTTTTGAAGATCAACGAGAATCTATCGAAGAAGATATGGCACCATTTGGATTTATATTAGATGGTACTGAGGAAGATAGTTTCGTAGATGATCAAGGTGACACATGGAATAAAGCAGATGAGTATGGAGATATGACTTATATGTGGGAGTATAAGTAATGACAGCGCATTATGATATTGAATTTATAACTGATCTCGTAGAAAGGGGTTTTGATTATGATAGTAATAGTGATAGTTATATTCGTAAATGGGTTACTGAATATGGCCATGAATCTATATTAGAGATTTATAAGAAGATGTGGGATACTAACCAATGGAAACAGTCAATGGTAGGTTATGGAAATGTTGTATTTTATGAAGAAATAGTGGAATGAATATGGATTTAGATGAAGAAATTTCTTTAGAACATTTATTATTTCAACAAAGAAGATGTAGAACCTGTAATGAAGTAAAAGATCTTATGGATGGGTTTTATCTTACAAGAAAAGATAGAGGTGATATACCATCATCGTATTCATACGAATGTAAAGAGTGTACGAAGAAAAGAATAATTAGAAATAGAAAACTAGATACTGGAAATTGGAACTATCCAAATTGGTAAGTGTTCATGTATTGGTTCCCCACTAAAAAGTCGATATAAATAAATAGTTTTGAGAAAAAAATCTCATAGAGGTATACAAAATGGCATTAGCTTCACCAGGAGTACTTGTTAAAGAAGTTGATTTTACAGCCACTGTTCAGGTAGCTGATCAGAATATTGGTGTTATTGCTATCGACGCAGAACGTGGTCCTACCGATCAGGTAACTTACGTTTCTAGTGAAAGACAACTCGTAGAAACATTTGGAAATCCCAATAATGATAATTACGAGTCATGGTTTGCAGCTGCAACCCTAATTCAATATGGTGCTGTCGCTGCAATAATCAGACCAACTGGCGCTACAGATCTTGGACTTAAGAATTCCAATATCAAACAAGCTGCAACCCCAACTTCATCGACAAGTCTGGTAATTAAAAACAAAGATGACTTTGAGTCAACAGTAACCAAGGATTATACTTGGGCTGCAAGAACAGCTGGAAAATTTAATAACAATGTTTCAGTTATTGTAGTTGATCATGGTGCAGATCAAAGAGTTACAGTAAGCGAAGGTGCTGGACAAGTACTCGCTTTTGATGGTACAACAAACGGTGGTGCTACCGCATCAAGAACCGTTGGTACTTATGCAATTACTGCCACTGGTGGTGGCGCCGGAACGGGTGCTAAATTCTCGGTTGTAATCGCTGCAAATGGTTCTGCTACAATCACACTAACAGACGGTGGTTCTGGATATGCAGACGACGCTGTACTAACTCTACCAAGAGCTGGTGCTTACTTAGGTGCTACAGACATCACTGTTGTTGTAAATGGTGTTGGTTCCGCACTTCCTGTCGCTGGAACATATGTTAAGTGGACTGGCGGAGAAGGTAATGTCTTTAAGATAGTTGGTACTAATCAACTAGAAATTACTTTGTGGGATGGTACAAAGAGACTGACTGGAAATGAAGTTCTCAAGGATGCAAGTGATGTAACCATCAAGACGGTAACTGCAATTGCAAGTAACGATGTTTATGGTGAACTAGAGTTTGCTGCAAACAGAAAGTGGTCTTCTCTTGCACCACAACCCGGAACTTCTGTTTCAGCAGAATCTGTTGGTGGTAAGTTTGATGAAATGCACATTGCAATTCTAGACGTTGGTGGTACGGTATCTG